AGTGAGGTCATCAGCTACGGGTACATCACAACCGTTGTGGGCAGCACGCAAGGAACGCTCTCCAACTGTGGCCGTGGCCAACAAAATACTTTCCCTGCTGCGCATACCGCAGGGGCTGCGGTGTATTGGCCTCAAGTGCCCGCTGTGACCGTCTGGCCGACCCCAGATCAAGGCACCGCAGCCGCACCCTACTACCAGCTTGCATACTGGCGCATGCGCCGCATCCAAGACGCTGGAGCAGGTGTTGAGACCGCAGACATGAACTTCCGGTTCCTACCCGCTGTAACGGCTGGTTTGGCCTATCACATTGCCATGAAGGTGCCCGAGTTGGAAAACCGCATCCCAATGTTGAAGGCCGCATACGACGAGCAGTTTGACTTGGCAGCAGGAGAGGATAGAGAAAAGGCTGCGATTCGGTTTGTGCCGCGCCGCTCCTACATTGGGGGTGGCTAATGGGAAACCGTTTTGCCTCCGGCAAGATTGCAATTGCGATCTGCGACCGTTGTGGTTTTCAGTTCCGTCTGCGCGAGTTGCGCGAACTGATTATCAAGACAAAGCAGGTCAACATGTTGGTCTGCCACGATTGTTGGGAACCTGATCAACCTCAGTTGCAGTTGGGTATGTACCCTGTGGATGACCCGCAAGCGTTGCGGAACCCACGCAAGGATAATACGTACTACCAGTCGGGTACAACCGCAATTGGGTCGATTGGCGAAGGTAGTCGGAACATCCAGTGGGGATGGAACCCTGTAGGAATGTCCCGAGGTTTTGACTCTGAACTTACACCAAATAACTTGGTGGGAGTCGGACAAATTGGTACAGTAACGGTTGTGATCACATAAGGAGTCATCATGGACAAAAAGACAGTGAAGGCGATTGCCGACAAAGAAGTTTCAGCGCATGAGAAACGCATGCACAAAGGTGTGGCTAAGTTCGCCAAAGGTGGTGTAACTGGCTCGTCAATGAAGGCTTATGGCCGTAACGTAGCTCGCGCAATGAATCAGCGCGGCGCTGGTCGTGGAGGCTAACATGGCCAAGTACAGTCACAAAATGATGGGTAAAGAAGTTGGCGCTGCCAGCGTCTACGCCGAGCCACACACAATGAAGGGTAAGCCTGTCAAGATGTCAAGCAACCCCGGCAGTGGGCCAGATCACAGCAATTTAAACACTGTGAACATGTCTGTTGGAAACATCTACAAACGCGATGATGCTGGCCCCAAAACCAGCGGCATTCTTGTGCGTGGTGGCAAGGCTCAGACTAAGGGCAAAATGGCCCGTGGCCCCATGGCCTAAGAGGTAGCTCATGAACTACACCGAGTTGTGCACCAACATCCAAAACATCTGCGAGAACGAGTTTTCTACGCAGGAGTTGGCTATGTTCACCGAGCAGGCTGAGCAGAAGATTTACAACACGGTGCAGATTCCGGCTATTCGCAAGAACGTCACAGGCGCGATGACGGCTGGTAACAAGTACCTCCAGATTCCGTCTGACTTCTTGTACGTGTATTCGCTGGCCGTGATCAAGTCCGATGGCGAGTATCACTACTTGATTGACAAGGATGTGAACTTCATCCGTGAAGCGTATCCACGGGACGTAACTGCTACGCGCACGACTCCCAAGTATTACGCCATCTTCGATGCTTCTGCGTTCATTGTTGGCCCTACACCTGATCAGTCGTACAGCGCAGAGTTGCACTACGGCTATTACCCTGAGTCTATCGTCACAGCAGGCACCACATGGCTGGGCACTGAGTTTGATTCTGCTCTTTTGAACGGCGCACTGATTGAGGCTATTCGCTTCATGAAGGGTGAGCCTGACATGATTGCAGTTTACGAAAAGCTGTACGTTCAGGCACTCGGCCTCTTGAAGAATTTGGGTGACGGTAAGTTACGTACAGACACGTATCGCACTGTTCAAGTTCGCAATCCAGTAAGTTAAGGAGTTTAGAAAATGGCAATCACACAAGCAATGTGCACATCGTTCAAAGTTGGCATTCTTAGCGCCGATTTTGATTTTGATACAGGCACAACTCAAGTTTTTAAAATCGCGTTGTTTACGTCAGCGGCTACGCTGAGCGCCGCTACGACTGCGTACAGCACATCTAACGAGGTTACCGGCACCGGTTACTCTGCGGGTGGCAACATCCTAACGGTCAGTCAAGTACCCACGTCTTCGGGCACTACAGCGTTCATTGATTTTGCGGACACCACATGGTCAACGGCTACAATCACTGCGCGTGGCGCGTTGATCTACTTGGCCAACGGTACAACTAACCCTGCGGTTGCTGTGCTGGACTTTGGTGGCGACAAGACTTCAACTGCGGGCAACTTCACCATTCAGTTCCCCGCCGCAGACGCGACCAACGCGATCCTGCGCATCGCCTAACGGTGAGTAGGTGGCTGATGCAAAGGTAGCCTTTGAAGGTTGGGGTGCCTCGGGCGTTGCTTGGGGCTCCCAAGGGTGGGGTGTCGGCCATTCAGATGTAACTGCTACCGGCGAGGTCGGTACAGTTGCTGTCACCGCAGACGCAAACGTCTACCCCTCGGGCCTTGAGGCTACGGGTCAGGTAGGCACAGTTGTCGTTGCTGCTGACGCAAATGTTTTTGTAACCGGGGTCTCCGCAACGGGGGCCATAGGTACGGTCGTAGTGGTGGCCGAGGCCATCGTCTATCCCACAGGGGTATCCGCCACAGGTTTTGTTGGTGCTGTTGATGTTACAGGCGATGCCATCGTATACCCCTCGGGGCTACAAGCCACAGGCCAAGTCGGTACTGTGGTGGTGCAAGCAGACGCTATTGTCCAAGTCACAGGAGTCGATGGCACAACCCAGCTTGGCACTGTACAAGTCTCCGGCACGGCCAATGTCTTCCCCACAGGGGTATCCGCCACAGGCGCAGTAGGTACTGTCACCATTGTTGGTGAGGCGGTTGTTACCCCCACAGGCGTGTCTGCCACAGGTGAACTTGGCACCGTTACCGTCACAGGCACCGCTGAGGTCTATCCAACGGGCGTAGAGGCTACCGGCGCAGTTGGCCAAGTAACCTTTGCTCTGTCGATTGTTGTGAGCGTCACAGGCGTTTCTGGCACGATGGAGCTTGGAACTGTGGTAGCTTCTGGGGGCGCAACAGCTACTCCAACTGGGGTTTCTGCCACGGGTGAAATAGGACAAGTAAATGTTTGGGGCCAGATAGATGACGGACAGTCAGCAAACTGGCAAAATATCAATGATGCTCAAACACCCACATGGGTTGTTGTGGGTGATACGCAAACTGCGGGCTGGCAACAAGTTGTCACATAAGAGGGTAAACAGATGACCACACAATACACACCAACGCTGAAATTGGCGCTCCCCGTCACCGGCGAACTCTCTGGTACATGGGGTGACGTTGTTAACGACAACATCACTTCGATGATTGAGCAAGCCATTGCCGGTCTTGTAACGATCAACACTTGGACTGGTAACGCCCACACGCTGACCACAGCCAACGGTACGACTTCAGAGTCACGTTGTGCCATGCTCGTTGCAGCTACTGGTGGTGGCGCTCCAACTGCCGCTGCTGAAATCATTTGCCCTGCCGCAGCCAAGCTCTACGTGTTGCAAAACAACACGTCCTACGCTGTTACCCTGAAGACCTCTGCTGGTACAGGTGTGGCAGTCGCTGCTGGCAATACCGCATTCTTGTTCTGTGACGGCACAAACGTCAATTCATGCGTGACAACCATCGTTGATGGCAACATCACTGGTAATCTGACTGTGGGTGGTAACGCCACAATCAACGGCAACACCACACTGGGTAACGCGACAAGCGACACCATCACAGCCACTGCACGGTTTAACACCGACCTGTTGCCCTCGACTGACAATGCTCGTGATCTGGGCGCTGCTGCAAACGCATGGAAAGACCTGTACATCGACGGCACTGCAACGATGGCTCTGGTGGCCATCTCTGGTGGCACGATCAACGGTGTGTCGATTGGTGCAACAACTGCGGCCACGCTCATCAACGTAGACAACCTGCGTCTTGATGGCAACACCCTGTCTTCAACCGACACCAACGGCAACGTGGTGATCGCACCCAACGGTACAGGCGACGTTCAACTGGACGCTGACACAGTGCGTGTTGGTGATTCTGCTGCCGCAGCCACCCTGACATCTAATGGTGCAGGCGCTCTCACGGTGACCACCGGTGGCGCTGCTGACCTCACACTGTCTACCAACTCAGGCACAACCTCTGGTACTGTCGTGATTGCCAACGGCGTGAACGGCAACATTACTCTGACTCCTGACGGTACAGGCGATGTGATATTGTCTGCTGACCGCGTGCAGATCGGTGACTCAAACACTGACGCTACGTTGACCACCAACGGTACAGGTAGCTTGAACTTGACGACCAACAACGGTTCAAACTCAGGCACGATTCAGATTGCTCAAGGCGTCAATGGCAACATCACGCTGACTCCCAATGGCACAGGTTCTGTGTCCGTACCAAAACTTGTTTGGAGCAATGGCACTGCGACTCGCGTTCCTTACCTGACTACCGGCGGTCAGTTTATTGACGACGCTGACCTGACGTTTGACGGTACGACTTTGAGTGTGGGTGGTTTATCAAACCCCGGCCTGAGCACGTTGGTCAAGACATTGACACTTGGCAACACCAGCTTCAGCGGCACTGCTGTGTTTGCGCCCGCAACCCCCG